TCAGGTCTCTATCGGCCAGCCGCTCTCAAGGCCATGGCGGCCCATGAGCTGGTCGACCTGTTCGCCCCACCACCGACAGTCCTCTGCACCTACCCGCTCGGCAATGGCGTCGGCCAGGCAGGCAAACGCCGGCCAGAAGTCGGCGTCCTCGGGATAGTCCGCCTTCAGTTCGGGGATCAGGGCATCGAGCTTGGCGAGCTCTGCCTCAAGCTGGGCGCGGGTCGGGTCCATACACCTAGCGTACAACGGGCCGCGGTGGACAGATCGTCATGCGCCGGACTCATGGACCCAGTTCTTCCGCTTGGGCTTTCGGCTTGGGTGCACTGTGTGCAATCCAGGCGGTGGCAGGGTGCTGTTTCCGCCGCAGATCGCGACGCGCCGTGGGCCACCCGTAAGGCGCTCTTCCCTCGGCTCCAAATAGCGGAACAAATGGCGTTTGGCCTTGGCGAAGTCCGCGTAGTAGAACGGCCCCGGGTTCGCGCTCCCCTTGTAGAAAATCAACTCCCAGCAGTCGCCCTGATTAGTGACGACGCATATGTCCTGGAAGTCAAAGGTGGAGCGAAAGTAGTAAGCCTGCATCGGCTCCCACTCCCGGCGCTCGTAGTAGATGCTCATGCCGCCAGCCTACGCCGGCGGCGTCTCAATCGTTAAGCGTCAAGGCTCAATGGCAGTTGAAACAAGCGTGGTCTTACTTGCACGCCTGCTCTTATGACGGCAAAGTCGCCATGAATAAGAAGAAAGCAGAGGCAAGCAGTCCTGAATGGAAGTCGCGAAGAAATCCAATAAGGACATCCAGGTATTGCGAGCCATCGCCATTGTCATGGTCGTGCTCAACCATTGGCGTGGGCGGTTACCGTCGACCACCGGTTACGTCGATCTCTCCCACCAGTTTGCGCTGTGGGCCGGCGTGGACATCTTCCTCGCTATCTCTGGCTACTTGATGTACGGCATCCTGCAGAGGCAGCTCGCTCGAGCGGAAAGCGTGCCTGATGCAATGAAATCGTTCTGGTGGCGGCGCATCACGCGCCTGATGCCAGCGGCCGTCTTCTGGGTTGTTCTATCCATCCCGGCCGCCATGATTCTACCAAGTCCCAGCGCACCAATTCAGGCGCTTTACAGCGGAGCGGCTGGACTACTCGGCGGCTCCAATATCTTCTGGGCAACCTGTGCCCACTACCACTTCACTTCGCCATATTGCGGATCACCCGACTTTAATGGCGTCACCTGGTCGCTTTCGCTGGAGTGGCAACTCTACGCAGTGATGGCGCTGTGCATGGCTTTCGCACGCAAGCGCGTGGTTTTGATCTTTGTCGCCATTGCCCTAATCGCATCGCTCTTTCGTGGTGATGCCTGGAACCTTGCCTGGGTCATGCGACCCCATGCATTTGCGATGGGAATCGTTGTTGCTTACGCGGAGCAAAAGGGATACTTGCGCTTCATGCGCCACAGGGCCGCGGCAAGCGCAATCTTGTTTGCCGGATTGGCGATTGTCCTGCTATCGCAGTCCATCAGCAACATCCACACGATTCTTCCGATCGTTGGCGTGGGCTCAGGACTATGTATCGCCGCTGCCACAAACGGCTCGATTTTCAGGGTGGGATTGTTCACTAAGGTCGCCGCATGGATCGGCGACAGGTCCTACTCCATCTACCTTTTCCACATGCCATTGATGATGGTCATGGGCTATGCCATGAAAAGCGCCGGCGTGTTCTCCGACGCGCCATCGTCAATCCTTGGCGGTTTCGTCGCCTTTACCGTGGTGGCCAGGGTGATCTGCGATCTTTCCTACCGTTTTATTGAGCAGCGCTTTCATCGCTCAAGGTGGGAACGACCATCCGAACCATGGAATGAGATCGTCACTCCCGCTCAAGCTGGCCATTGACGACGAACCAGACGCCATCCTTTCCTGCCTCCACCTGCTCAGGCGTCACCTCAAGAAGAAATGATGCATCCGGCAGCTCTGGATAACTGAAAGCTTCGGTATCGAGCCACTGAAGAACAAGGCCGGAATACCCGTCGAAGTATGCGTATTGCATGTGGTCACCATTCGATGATTGCGTAGCCATTGCCACCGGCGCCACCGGCGCCACCGCCAGTAGTTACCTGGATCGTTGTGCCGCCGCCGCCACCGCCAGCACCAAGATCGCCAGCGCCGCCAGCCGCCCCGGAAATAACTGAAGACACAATGGGCTGACCACCGCCGCCGCCACCGCCGAAACGCGAGGAAGCACCCTGGCCTCCTTGCCCATTGGTTCCCACCTCGGAACCAGGGCCGCCACGCGGAACACCAGAACCACCCGTGCCAGCACCAGCAGAGGTGTTGGACCCGCCCTGGACACCGCCGCCGCCACCCGTAAGTGTTACGAGTGATCCAATCACGGTGTTACCGCCGGATCCGCCAGCAGTCCCCGCAGCGTTGGACAATCCGCCCTGACCCGCGGTGCCGCCACCACCAATCGTGATGGGAATCACTTGCCCGGGAGTCACGGTATAGGACTGCTTGGTGATGCACTGTCCAGCACCGCCACCACCACCGGTAGCTGGCCAGTTGGGCTGTGAGCTTCCGCTTCCATAGCCACCGCCGCCACCGCCGCCACCTGCACAAGCCGACACGTAGATGGTCGTGACGTTCGGCGGCACAGTGAAACTACCATTCGATGAGAGAACGGCCTTGCGTCCTCCAATCGCCTTATTGAGATTAGCCAGCAGGTTCGCGACGGTCCCGTCATCGACAGCGTTCTGGCCGGTGTTGTCGACAATGAGCTGTGCTAACACCGCCGCCATAATCGACGACTGACGCCAGGCCTTATTGCACGCCGCGGACTGAGCTACCCCGGACGAGAAACCGGCACCCAGCGCCGCAAGGGCCAGCCAGTCGCTTTGACTCAGTACGTTCGCGCCTGTGCCTCCAGCAAATACCTGGAAATCGTTCGTTGCCATGCTGTTAGTTCTCCGAACAAAAAAAGCCGCCCTGGGGTGGCGGCGCAAAAGAAGGTGGGGATTACTAGAGTGGCTTTGCCCAAGATCCAGAATCGAACCCTGATACGTATGGTCCACTCATGTCGAAACCGAATATCGACGAACCGCTGGAACTAGTGACTATGTATGAGTTAACCAGCACACCCTCGGGCTTGAGAGGGATGTAGCCGCCCTTCAGCAGTGCAAGGAGAATGGCCGAAGGAATCGTTCCGGACACGCCGATGGTCATCGTCATGTCCTGATTGTCCTGGATGAAAACGTGCGTACCGTTGTCGAATATCTGGTTCAGGATGGCCGCCGAAGTGCCTAGCGTGCCGTCCCAGTGGTTAGCGCCGATCTTGGCCCTTATCAGCACACGGTATGTATCGTCATCGAGAAGCGTCACACCCGTCGAGGGGTCGAAGGGCCCTTGCCATACGCCCTGGTCGAATCCGACGCCCGCGATGTCCAGAGAAAAGTAGACGCCGGTGAGTGGCGTGTTGACCCTTCGGCTGATACCAACCCACTCGCCAATAATGTCCAGCTGATCCCCAGCAGCCTGATCAAGGTCAAACGACGGAATGAAGGATTCAAGGGCGTTTTGCTGATCAACAAAGCACTGCGCCACAGCGGACACCATGGCACTGAATTTCGGCTTGTCAGCATGCTCGGACGTGATGAGTCCGGTGTACTTGGAGACGCCAGCCATCAGGTCACCGTCAGGGTCACGGCGGCTGGTGCGCAGGTCGACACCTGATTGAAGGCTAGCGGAACGTCTGGCGCTCCTGCGCCGCCGGGGCCGGTGAGCGCCAGGCTCGTAAGCTTGAAAGTGTTGCTATTGGGAACGCTGTTCGCCGCAGTGATGGCGTCAGCCCACTCAACGTATCCACTCGCCCCGCCGCCAATATCCACACTGTTGATGTAATCCGACACAGCCTGCTGGACCGCCTGACCGACGGTCGAGCTATACCCAGCGAGCGCCTTGAGAGCGATGGCTACGGTTATGGCCTGCCCGGTGGGTCGGTAGAACTTGATGGCGATGGGACGCCCATAGACGTCCGTCACTGTGACCGATGTCGTTCCGTAGGTGCCCGCTCCCGGCGTCTTCTTGGTCGCAATTGCATTGGCGATGGCAGTCGAGTCGCCGCCATCTACCACGAGTGAGATCGAATGCGACGGAATGCCATTGCTATCGGTTGTGGCGGTGTCGTTTTCGTAGGCGCGTAGGCGCGCCACCCCCGTAAGCGAGGCCACGGCACCGACGATCCCGTCCAGCACAGTGAGGGAAGGCAATGCCGTGGATACGGTCTGTCGGTAACGAAGGTTCGCGTCAGTTTCGACAGGCTCACCGGGCACGGAGTCGGCCAGGTTCGTCACCGACTGCCAACCAAGGGTCGGCGTCTTGATGACCGTGACGGACCCTGCCGGAGATGCGGTGGCTCCCGCCGTCGCAGCAGTGGCCGTCACCGTGACCTGGCCCGCCGGCGGGATAACGACCGAAGCAGGCAGGTTCCATTGGTTTCCGTTGGCGTCCTGGGCAATGCCATTGGTGATCGTCGTGCCGGCCTGGCCGACAATAAGCAGATCGACCGTCGAGAAGGTCGCCACGGCCCGCTTAATGCCATTGAGCTTGACGTTGTTCGAGAGCGCCGCACCCTGCCCCGTTGACGGGCTCATGCTCTGGTAAATCTGGATCGCCACAGCATTGGCGTCATTGATGGCGCTCGCGACGATGCCTAGGAACTGGCCGTCCTGGCTATCCGGGTCCAGATAGACGTCGGCGCCGTAGATCGACTGAAACTTCACCTGCAAAAAGGCGAGCACATCCGCATAGGACGGTGCACTGATGCCGGTCGCGGAGATGGTCGGAGCCGTCGTGGTGATCAAAGCGTGGTCTCCACCGTGGTCTGCCCGTAAATCGTCGATATCGCCGCACTCACGCTAAGCACGCGCGTATTCGGATCGAGGTTGCTTCTATAGGAGTCCAGTGAGAGGACCCCATCGGTTTGGGCGATCTGCTGCTTGATGGCGAAGTCGTAGAGCGTGACCGTGTACTTGCCGAGAACCTTGGTCCGCCACGGCATGCCGGCGGCCGTATCCAGGAACCATTCGCCGGTGAACAGCTCCAGGCGCGTTTTCACAGCTTGGGCCACAGCTTCCGGCTGGTCGCGATAGAAGTCGGACTGTCCATGGCCAAAGGTGTAGTCCCCATTGGCATCAAGCTTTCGGTAGCGCACGGAGGCTCCCAAAGAAAAACCCGCCTTTCGGCGGGTTCGGGTTACTGAAGATCAGGCCGGTCTTTGGCTAATCGCAAGCATTGGTTGTAGGTATGCAAGTCGAGCGTCTGCCGGAAGCCGGTCTCGTAGTCGCAGCGCTCCCAGACCATCTGACTCACTGATGGGTCGACAAACAACTGATGCCATGCCTTCCACTCAGATTTCTGAAGGTCGATGCACCGGTCGTAGAGGTCCGGCTTGCCTTCAGCCTTAGCTAGCGTTTCACACTGCGCCTTGATACCAAGCCAAATGCTATGGAGTTGCGCGTCCGTATAGAGGACGTGCTTTTCTTCAGCGCACACAGGGCCGAATGCGAGCGCTAAGGCGAAAAAGGCAGCATATCGAAACTTCATATCAGTTCACCGGAGTCGTAACCGCCGTGGCGCCCTGCGCCGTGTGGGTATGAGATTCGTCGATGCGCTTGCCGTTGGCCTTCACCTGACCCGTGAACACGGTATTTCCGTTCACGTTGAATCCGCCCGGCGCAACGATGTTTACCTTCTTGGCGACCGGGTCGAGCTCCACATAGGTCAACCCGTCGTCCGATCGAAGCTGCACGGTGGACGTGCTGATCGCTGATATCTTCTTCGACTGCGACATCGGTCCAATGTGGCACACCGCATCCGACAAATCGTGCCGTCGCGCATCGTTCGGTGGCTGTATCCCGCCAGACTGCTTCCACCCACCAATGGCGCGGCAGGCAAACGATACCCAGCACTCATCGCCGGCGGCAATAGGAAACGTCAGCGTTCCGCCGCCTCCGCGCGGAAAAATCACAGGAACGCCAGAAAGTAGCGGGTAATTGACGCTTTTCGGGGTCTGATCAGGGCCAGAAATCTGCCCCTGGACGCCGAGCTGCACCGTCGCAGTGTTCGTCGTTGCGTCGTACGCAACGACATAGCCAGGAAGCGACGTCCACACCTGGGACAGCAGGCCATCGATCGCGACGCGAAGCATTTCCTCCTCATCGCTCCAGCGCTGGCGACTATCCATTCTCGGACACCGCTTGAGTGAAGCTCGAAGTTAGAGGGGCGGTTCCATCGACTGCGGCACATACGCAATCGGTGTACCAGGTGTTACCGCGAGAATCGCCGGCATGAACGACCTGAAACGTGCGGTAGAAGCCGTCCGCGTCGAAACTGGGAACGACCTGCGGCAACTGAAACTTGCTGGTCAGCGTCAGTGACGCGACGTCAGCATTGTTCAATTGGATCTTGCTGCCTGCCTTGATGACCGGGTTCAACAGCATGCGAACGACCAGACCGCCAATGGTCTGCTGGGGCGTTCCGACCATGCCGGACGAGGCGTTGATCTGTGGCACTGTTCCAGGCAAGTAGCCTTTGATCGGAATGAAGTTGAGCTTCCCGTCCTCGATGCTCCAGGTGCAACCCTGAGAGTCCGCCAGAGTACGCAGGACGTCGCGCGTCTGCCCGTGGACTGTCTTGGCGTCGGGCGCGGGATGGTTCGAGAAGTCCGGCTTGAAACCGGCGGTGATGCCGTACTGCGACAGGTCCTTGAGGCAGTGCTGATAGATGTCGTCAGCCGTATAGCCTTTGTCGATCGTCCAGCTCGAGGTGGCCCAGCCGAAGGCCTTGTCGCCGTCCTGCGCCTGGATATCGACGAAGGTGTCCGTCGCCGATTCCTTGCCGCGGCGGACCATGGTGATCTCGCCGCTGAAGATCTGGGCGATATTCCCCTCGTAGCCTGCACTGAGTCTTACGGAGGTGAACTCGTTCTGGATCAGCTTCGCCAGTTCGTCCGTGACGTTGAATACCCGTGCCTGCAGAGTCTTCAACGTCTGCACGGTCGCGTTCTTGACCTCAAACCTGACGTGCAGGTTCGAAAGGTCGTAGGCCTGCGCCTGGTTACCGACGATCAGCGACAGCGCTCGAAGGTACTGCTGCGTCACGGCGTCACCGCGTACAGATGGGACTGCGTGCCCAAGTTATCGTAGGTCGGCACGGCATCAGGATCGCCATCGGTGGCGACCCACAGCTGAAAGCCGAATCCGACGTATCCGTATTGAGCGAGCAGATCGCAGCCCGTCACCAAGGGAATCCCCTGGACGAGCGGATTGCCGTTGGCGTCAGCAATATCCAGCACCCATTCCGATGCAGCATCACGCCAGATCAGCGTCAGCGTATAGGTGACATTGGCGACGGTCGTCTGAAATGACTGCGCCTGCCCGGAGAGGGGGATCTCGTAAGTCGCCATCTCACCCACCCACGAAGCCGGCGATCGAACTCAGGACGCTTTGCTGAACAGGCTTGGGCTGCACGGTCCCTTTATTCACCACTGGTGCCGTCTGCGCCGGATCGGCCTGGTTTTCGGCGACCACCTGGACCTCGACCACATTGACCAGGAGGACCTCCTTGAAAGTGATCGTCACCGCCAGGGCATGCTCAGTCGCCTTGTCGGTGACCTGCTCCAGCGTCTGGATCAGCATGTTGTCGTACGTGCGCTTTCCGGTGATCAGCTGAAACGGCTGCCGGTTCTCTTGCAGCATTCGTAGCTGGTCGTAGACGTCCTTCGGGTCAGAACTGAGGATGCCACCGCTGGTCAGGTTGAAGATCGCGCCGGACTGGCTCCAGCCGTAGCGCGCCGTGACCGTCGACGGCAGCTTGTAAGCGTGGTCCGTGATGGGTGCTCCAGTCTGTATGGGGTGCTCCGTGATGGCCAGTTCGTCGCGCGCGCGTTCCTCGATCGTGCACTGCGGGATGATCGTACCAATGGCGCGGCCGGCCTTGAGGAAGATGTCGGCAACCTCTCCAGCGACGAGAAGGCCAACCTGCGAAAGGATGCTCACATCGCCGCCGTGGTCTGGAAGTTGCGCACAAGTCGCTGGTTAACGGAATCCTGCTCACGCCCTACCGCCAAAGCGGTCTCCTGCGGATTTCCTGTGCCGTAGACGTTGATCGTGGTCTGAGCGCTCAGGTTGGCGCCAGCAGCCTGCTGGTACTGGGAAGCGCTGTACGGATTGGAGCCGTTCTCGTGCAGTGTGATCGCCTGCATCAGCTTGGTGCGCGTCGCTACATCGCCGAGGTCGATCTGGTCCGACGGATTGACGCCAAGCGCCTGGGACACCTGCGCCGCATAGGCGGACGTGTTGTTCTCTTTCGACGGCGCATACCGTGCGAAGAAGTCGTTGACCGTGGAAATGCCCTTCTTGCCGTAGCCTACGGCCAAGTCGTTCAGAGCCTTCAGACCTGTCGCGTCATCCGGGAAGATGGCGAACCGTCCATCTGAACCGGTTGCGCCCTTGCTGATGGCGTACTGTCCGTACTCGATGTTCCCCGGATTGTGGTTGCGCAGGCCTCGCGCTTGCGGATCGCCCGTTGCCTGTTCGTTCGGTGAGGCGGGCGCACCCAGCAAATCGGGGGTGCCATGCTCGTAGGACTGTCCGGTAATCTTGTTCCAAAGGTTGGCGGCAGCGCTGCCGAGCGACGATGCATCGCGCTTTACGTCTGGCGTGATGACTGCGCTCGCCTTTCCCTTGATCCAGCTGTAGACCGACGAGTACGTCGACGCCACCGCGTCGCGCGCGCCCTGGGTTTTGTCCATGACCCACTGGAAAGCCTTGCTGTTCTCCACGGCGTGGACCACTTTCATGATCCATTCGTAGGCCTCTTTCACCGCGGCCGTCAGGTTGTGCCAGCCATCGACCATGCGCGGCCAGACGAACTGGCCGACCGACCACAGATTCTTGATCCCATCGGCCAGCAGATCGATGGCTGCCTTTGCAAGGTCGAGCTCGGGCTTCCACTTACCCCAGTCGATGAAGCTTTTGCCACCCTCTTTCCAGACCTTGTAGTCGTCCCACAGTAGGCCGATCGCGGCAGCCAGCGCGCCGATCCATGCAACTGGGCCGCCCATGATGATGGCGGTGCCTGCGACGATGCCGGCGACCCATTCGGCGACGGTCTTGATGTTGCTCTTGGTCGAATCGTCCAGCGAGTTCCAGCGGAATTCCAGCTCGTTGAGAATGCCGATAACGCGAGTGCCGACAACCGTGCCCAGAACCTCGAAGTTCGCCTTCAAGTCACGGAGCTGCAGGTTGAAGTTGTGCGACAGCTCCGTGGCTTTGGTGACGTCGAGTCCGTACCGGGCCAGAATCTGCTTGTAGCGATCGCTGAACTCGTCCGTGCCCTTGATCAACGCCTGGAGCGTCTTCTCGTCAATGCCGAGGACATTGGCGCGGGCGTACGCCTGCGCGTATGGCATGCGCCGGAAGAGCTTCCCGAGGTCGGACAGGAGTTCGGTGGTATCGCGCAGCTCGCCGTTAGTGTCGCGGGTCTGGATGTCCCACGACTTGAGGAGACTTTCACCACCTGGATTGATGCGAAGGAACTTCGCGAGTGCCTCTATCGAGGCCTGGGCCGCACCGGCCGAGCTGCCCATTTGATCGGCCGCAAAGCCGATTGCTTTGATGTTCTCGGCGGATGCACGGGTGCGCTGGCTGACGAAGTAGAGGTCTTCCAGACCATTCGCCATCTTCGACACGAACGCCAGAACCGCCGCGCCGGTGGCGACCGTCACCGCGCCTAGAGCGGCCACCTCCTTCGAGACGTTCTTCACACCATCGGTGAAGCGGCGCTCGCTTGCGGTGTCGACCTTGAAGCCAAGCGAAACCAAGAACTCGCGAATGACGTCCGTGCTCATCGCTTCAGTCTCTCCGCTTTGATCCGATTCTCTTCCACCACATCAATGGCGTCGTTCGCCAAGGCGATGGCCTCAAGGTCCAACGATCCGTCGAACAGGCTTTCCAGCTTGCAGTAGCTCTTGATGACAGGCCGCATGAGCCAGTCCTCGCCGTCAGGCAAGGACGCCCACGCTATGCTGTCGCCGTCTGGGTGCTCAGTACGGACGCGGCGCTTCCTTGAAAAAAACCGCCAAGGTTCTCCGTGATGACCTTCGAGGCAATCTGAAGCATCACGCCCAAGTCGATGTCGTCGAACATCTGCGCTTTGTTCACCAGGATCAGTGCCCAGGCGCTCCCCTGTTGTCGCTGCACGACGCCCAAGCAAGTGTCCAGTATGTAGTCGCAATCACCGTCCGACATGCCCGCGATCGCGTCCGCGATGGGTTGCAGGAAGTGCGCAAAGTCCGTCGAGGCGCCCTGCGACGCCTCAGCCAGGCCCCCGAAGACGGGGGCAAGGCGGCGGGCTACGTGGAACTGCTGGCGAGCGTTGAGCTTGCCGCTTCGGTACTGCTGGCCGTTGATCTCGAATTCCATCAGTACGTACCCAGGATCGAATCGATGGCGCCGGCGTCGAACACCCACTCATTGGTGCCGCCGTCCTTCGCATAGGTGTTGTTGGGCACCTTTTTGAAGGCCACGTAGCGGCAGCCGATGTTGTCGCCGCTGGCCTTGTTGTTGATGCTGATGACGTTCTGCCCCCAGACCGCCGAGGACACGCTCTGCAGGTCATACATGGCCTGGAGTTGCGCGTTCACGGGCGAGGTCTTGAGCAGACGCACCGTGACCGTGCCCGCCTTGCCAGCGTGAAGGCTGTGCATCGGCGTGCCGTCGGCGCCGATGGTCATGGTGTTCTTGTCCTCGACCATCTCGACCGTGATGCCTTCTTCGGCATTGGCGGCACCGTTGCCGAGGTTGAACGAACCGCCAGGGCCGACAATGGTGGCCTGGACGTCGAGAAAACTGTAAGCGCGACCCATGGCGGCTCCTTAACGGTTGACGTTGACGATGACGTTGGCGAAATGGACCGCGCCGGCGAGCTTGAGCGCGACCTGGATGGTCGGAGCCTTGCGCGCGGCGCGATCGGCCTGCGACTGACTGCTGATGGGCGGCGCGTAGACGTAGTAGCCCTTGGCAAGGGTCTGGCCGTTCGACAGCGCGCCGAAGCCCGGCGCATTCCAGACACCCGGGGCGACCAGGCCGTTGTTGACGCCGCGCTCTGCGGATCCCTCGATGGCGGCCACCAGCTGATTGATGCCGGCATCGGTCTGCGGAATCTTTGTCGGGCTGGTGTAGAGGGCGTTGTAGACCGCCGTCTGCATGTCGTTCTGCTGCCAGTCCAGGCCGAACACTTCATCGAAGAAGTACCCGTTGGCCATCACACCTTCCTGGATGATCGCCGTGGAATTGTTGTAGTTGACGAAGACATTGCAGTTCTTCGACTTGAGCGTCGCCGCCTGGGTCTCGTTGAGCGTTTCCGCAGCAACGCCCGGCTCCTGCTTGAACTTGAGCGTGATCGTGCTCTTGTTTGCCGTGAAGTCGACCGTGAATGCCCGGCCATAAGCCGAGGCCGCGGCATACGGACTGCTCGACGAATACTGCGTGAATGTCCGCTTATAGAGCAGCGCCTGCAGCTGCGACGCGACATCCGTGTTCGCCGTCGTGAGCACGGTTGGGTCTTGCGTCGTCACGCCGTAGATGCGGCTAGGCGAAGACGCCTCGATGTAGCCGGCCACAGCGAGATGGTCGGACGTCTGCGGGCTCGTGTCTGCCACGGTCAGGCCGTACCAGTCGCCATACGGTACGCAGGCCTGCACGGCGGCGAGCAAGGATTCCGCAGCGATGCCTGCAATGGGCGCCTGGGCGACATTCTGGACCAGCCCAAGCAAGCCAGAGATGTCCGTGCCGGAGGCCGGCGCGGTGGCGTAGGTTAGGCTGGAGGTGACGCCAGTCGTGGCACTGGTCACCTCAAAACGGCCGTAATTCGCGTTCCAGACGACCGTGGCCGCTCCCGCGAGCGCGGTAGTGACTGCCGTTGCAACCGCGTTGAGGTTGGCGACCGAAGACAGGTTGATCGCCGACAAGGACTTCAGCGTGCCGTCGACCGTGATCTTCATGCCGCCCGAACTGACGGCCGTGAAGTTGGACAAGGCCTGCTGAGCGGCGGACAGCGTGCCGCCAAGCAGCTGTCCAGACGTCGCGGTCTTGGCCCAGCGGCCAACGTAGAGCGTGGATGGCTGCGGCGACTGCGAGAAGAACAGCGCGGCGGCCTGGTACTCGGGGGCCGACGTGCCAAAGTCAGTCGCGACGCCACTGATGTTGCTGTACAGCCGGATGCGACTGTTGACGTCGATGACGGGTGACGCGCCAAGAATCAGCAGCGCGCCGAAGTTTCGAACCGCCGCCGCAATGGGCGACATGTTGATCTGTACATTGACGACATCGCTGACGGAAAGACCTTGCGACATGGGGATGCTCCGTTAGGCGTGGGTATCCGTGTCGATCTGCTCAGAGGCCGACAGGATGTTGAGAATCGGATAGATGCGTTCCACCTTGCGGCGGAAGCGGATCTCGACGTCGTAACGCCTGATCCATTGCTGGTTGACCAGTTCGGGCGCCGCGACGGGCTTGCCCACATCGGTCAGCGTGATGCCCTGAGGCGTCAGCGCCTCTCGGTTCTGCGCGATGTAAAGGCCGTCGCGCATGACCATGGCGTTGGACATGCTGTTCGGGCCGTAGAAGCTGGCCAGAACGCGTAGCGTCTCGTGTACCGCGTAGTTGTCGTGGCCGTCGCCCGTGCCGTCGTGCGCTTCGACCGGATAGTCGTCCGGGTCGATGTTCGTGACACCAATGGCGCACCAGTTCACTGCTGGCTCGGGCTGTTTAGGCACTGTCGGCTGCCAACGCGGCCGAACCATGGCGCCAGGCAGTCCCGTGACACCAACGACGACCTGCTGAAACAGCGCATCAAGCGCCCCGTCTTCCAAAGGCGCAGGGCTACCCGCCGGCAGGATGTAACCGCCGGTCGAGGAATCGTTTGCCATGGATCAGCTGCCGGAGAGTTTGACTGGCGTGCACAGGGCGACGGTGAAACCGGGCCCGTACGTCGTCCAGTCGGAGATGTTGAACACGGTGTACCAGCCGCCATTCCACTGCACGAGGTCAGCGTCCAGGCCGTCTGCGCCAGCGACCAAGGGAAACTTCGAATGCACCATGATCGAGCCGGTGACGTACGAGCCCTCGGGAAAACGCTTGAGGATGTCGCCCTGGTCGTTGGTGACGACACCGGAGAACGGTGTTTCCGTCGGCGTGTCCACGGCGATGCCATCGTTGCCCACGGTCTGCGCATTACGCCGGCACACAAGCGTGCGATCGACGAACTCGCGTGAGTTGAGCACGCGAGTGACGTTCAGACGAGGCATCGGTTACTTCTTCCGCAAGACGTACGTGATGGAGTTTCGCAGCGAGCCAGTGTCGATCAGTGGCACCTCACCGGTGCGTCCGCGGCGCCGTCGCGCAGCCAGCGTCGATTCGGCCAGTGCCGGTGGGACGCCTGCGTTGATCGTCGCCTTCACCGAGTTGGACGCAACGATGCCAGCGCGGTGAAGCGCCTTATCGGCCCCCATCGCATTGCCCGACATGGCGGCATCTGCGCCCTTCATGAGCTCGTCCGTGGCCGCGTCCTGCGCCTTCTCGACGCCAGGCACCAGGAAGGGACGCGCCGGCAGGTTATTCACCGGTGAGCCGCGCTCCTGGATGTAGCCGATGGTGGCGTTGTTGATGGCCTCGCCGTCCTGGCGTTCGGTCGTGCTGGCCGGGATGCCGATCAGGACCTCATTGGATGCCAGCTGCTGGATTGACCGGAGGACGGATGACACGTTGTCCTTGGTCATCTTCACAGCCATCTCAGCACCCGCCGAACTGGACCCCGCCGGAACCGATCATCCGCGCGAACTGCAGGAACTGGATGCCGTAGCGGGTCATGTTCCAGAAACCACCATCCGTGAGGGTGACGGCGCTGGCGTCATAACCCACCGAGACCTTGTCGACCGCCTTGGAAGTGGTCGCGCCCGTCACTTCGCCCGGCGTGTTGCCGTCGGCGACGTCTTCCGCCGCCTGGGCCGCCAGGACAAGGTGATGGCAGGCGAACAGTTCCTGCCCGAGTGTCCACCATGCACCCCACCGATCCTCCGGCAGGGTGACGGCGGCGATACCCAGCCACATGTCGACCGCCGAGTCCGGATACGTGGTCGTATTCGCGAACTCGGGGAAGTCAGTACGCAGCTGGGAGGCAGGGACGGTCATGCTCAGTTCTTCTTGTCGGCCTTGGCGGCAGGGTCGGCCTTCGCCTTGGCATCGGCAGCGGCCTTCTCTTCGGCCTCCATCTTAGCCAGTTCGGCGGCGTCGGCCTCGGCCTGGGCTTCGGCATCGGTCTGGGTCACGCCCTTGGGCACCGGCGCGGAGTGGGCGTCCGTGTACCAGTGCTCGGCAATGTCCTGCTCCAGGCGCTGGATACCGGCCTTGATCTTCTCTTCGACCAGCTGGCCCTCGCGGACCAGGGTCAGGGTGAAGTCCTTCACGATGTTGACGAGTTTGGTGGCCATCAGATGCCGTCCACGTAGCCAAGGGTTTCGCCATACACCACTTCCACGACGCCCAGGCGACCGAAGTAAGTGGTGAGCTGGTGGATGCCGCGGTATTCCAGAGGCGTGCGCTGCAGCGGGACCAGCGGGTAACGGACCAGGTTGCGGTCGTTGGTGTACGCCACCATGCGGTTCTTGTTCGATGCCCCGCGATTGGTGAGCCACTTCAGCGGCTGGATGTCCAACGGACGGCCGTTGATGCTGTTGCAGATCGAGTTGTTCTTCAGGAACTCGAGGATGCTGATGTTGCCGGCCGAACTGATCAGCGTGCTCACCAGGTAGCTGAACTGGACCGGGGGCAGCAACAGCTTGTCCGGGCAGCGCGCGAAGCCCGAGGACGACCACACGGACTGCAGCAACGTGTTCACATCCTGGAGGATCTGCGCGGGCGTGGTGGTGCCGTTGTTCCAGTTGCCGGTCACTGCATTGGTGGTCGACACACCGGGGTTGTTGACCAGGCCCGTGAAGCCCAGCGACGTGTCACCAATGTAGATCTGCTCATCCACGTCCATGTTGTACTTGAGCTGCATGCCCTCGTACTTCTGCTGGTCGACCGGACGGCCGAGCTTCTGCGCGCTCTCCAGCTCGGGGATGGTCCAACCCAGCTGCATACCCCACAGGGTCAGCGGTTGGGCAGTCTTGCCGATATCCAGCTGGATGCCGGTGATGGCATTCGCGTCCTTGCCAATCCAAGCCTTACCGCTCGGCGACGTGCCACCGGCGGCCGCGAACGTGGAGTTCGTGAAGCTCGACACCTCATCGGCGATCGAGACGTCTTCGCGCAGCTGAATGTCGCGACCCCAGGTCACGGCGGCCAGCGGCATGTGCAGGGTCTGGTCCAGACGCTCCAGCTCACCGATCAGGAACGAGCCGGAGCTGTCGATGGTGGCCGCGTCGAAGGTCATCAGACCATCGCGCGTATAGGCGCGCTTCACCGAGCGCGGCAGAATCAGTTCTTTCATGTGTTCGGTCTCCGAATCGCGCCCACAAAAAAACCGCCCGGAGGCGGTTTCAGTGCGTGGCAGCTTGTGGGTGGGATCAGATGTTGTAGGCGATCTCGACGTTGCCGGAGGCGTCCGCCGCACCCATGAAGGTGCAGTTGGCGACGACGATGGTGTTGGTGCTGTCGGCCGCGGCTTCGATGCCGCCGATGGGCTTGCCGGAGCCCGGCGTCGCCACGCGCACATACACCGTGCCGTTGAGCGCTGCCGTACCGGCATTGAGCTGCACGGTGGTATAGCCACGGCGCAACACGTTGGCAGGACCACTGGTCGGCGGAACGGCAGTGCCCAGACCTTCCTGACTGGAGTTGGCCGGGAACGGCTTCACCAGCAGGCCGTAGATGGCCGTCGCGACGTCACCGGCGCCCACCGGCTGGAGCTTGCCGGACACGATCTTGCCGAACAGGCCGAAGGCCGAGAACGGCGCGGTCGAATCGAACGGGACCGTCTCGATGGTCTTGTTCTCTTCGCGAGACACCATGCCGGGAATGCCCGACGGCATGCGATACAGGTAAGCAGTCATAGTCGAGGATTCCTCAGCGCTTGGAGTAGAACTCGCGGTTGCGAGCGTTGATGTCGGACACGGACGTCGGACGGCCGAAATCCTTGGTGGAGAGCGCGGCCTTGTTCGTGCCGTCGTTGTTCTTGGCACGCATCAGGTTTGCGGCGCCGACGAACGCGGCGTTCAGGACAGGCAGCGGCAGACGACCGAAGTCGGCCTTGTTGCCGCCCAGGAAGGGATCGATCGCGGCGCGGCCGGCGTCGGTCTGGTAGGCCGCGTCCAGGGCCTTGCGCTGGCACTTGCACAGCGAAAGCGCGCGCTGCGCGTCCGTGGTCTTGGCGTCGAAGGTCGGCAGCTTGGTGCCCGGGGCCAGGATCTCGGCGAGGGCCGGGATGTTCTTGGCGCTGTCTCCGGTGTAGAGCTTCACGCCAGCATCGCTGAGCTTGCCAGCGGTCTCGGCGCCGATCACGGTGTCCATGGTCTCGTCACCGTCTTCGTCGTCGTCCTGGTCGTCGCCGTCTTCGTCCTTGGCTTCGAGCTTCTCGATGCGCTCGCCCAGGGCGTTTACCGCGTCCAGCACCTTCTTCAGACCGTCCTCGGTCTTCTTGTCCTTCTTGTCCTTGTCGTCGCCGTCCGAGTCTTCGTCCATCGACTCAGCCTCTTCAGCGATCTTCTCGACCTCGTCCGCGTCCTTCGCCTTGAAGGCGCGCATCAGGAAGTCCGTGAACTTGGATTTCTTGGTGGGCTTTGCCATTGCTTCGTCTCCGATTGCGCACCGCGGGCCGCAACGGCCTCGTTCAACCAGTGCGACGTGGTTGCCTAGGATGTTGCGCTGAGCCGCGCGCCCCGGTTGCTGCTGTTCGTAGTCGGCTTCGTAGCCGTTGCTGACCTCTTCGATGCCGTCCTTCTGGATGGCGTCGATGGCCTTCTGGTCCTTGATCAGGAGGTCAGCGAGCATCAAGTCGTCCTCGATGCCGCTGCCGCGCCGGACATTCATCATGGTTCCGACTTCGTGCTGTTTGACGTTCTCTTTCGTCACGAACTCATCAGGATGGCCGAGCGTGACCGACTTACCTTCGAAGCTCGCGATAGTCTCCGGGCGGAAGAGGTCTTCTGGACCGCGCGAGACGCGAATGATCTTGTCTGGACCGCCCGTGATTTCTTCCCCGTCTTCACCAGCAATCTCGCCCTCGGCGTAGAGCATTTCGCCCGTGCGTGCCACGGGAACGTCCAGGCACAGCAGATACCCCTCGGGTGTCAGCGAGCGCTTGGGACCTAGTTTCGAGACCGTGTAATAGCGCGACGCGCCGGACGCATCGAAGTCGGTAGTACGGGTGGACATGGTTACTCCGGGAGCACCGGCTCTGGGTAACACCGGCAGTTGTAGATCTGCCCGGCGTGGGTTTTCGTCCCATCAGAAAGCGTCGGCGGGTCATCCCACCGGACGAACTTTCCGTTCATCTGCTTGTGGCTGTCGCGAACATCCAAGTCGCCCGACGTGCGCCAGATGTAGCCTTCGGATCCGACGTGCTCGGCGCGCGACTGCGTCAGCGTCGACGCCGTGCGAGCCACCTCGGTCCGTGCGATCAGGTTCGCGCGGCTCGTGGCTACCTCTCCCGAACGCCCAATCTCTTTGGCGATCTCGCTGGCCCGGGTAGAGTCCTCCAGACCCTTGATAGTCAGCTCGTGCACACGCTGCGCTGCGTCCAAGGGAATGGACTTGATCAGCGTGACTTGCTCGTTCAACAGCGCCTGGAATAGCTCACCCGTGGGCGCGGCCTGTATCTCTCGACGAAGCTCCCGGCTCATCTCGCCGGCGAGCTCGGCCCAGGACAACCGATCCCGCGCGTCCACTTCCACCAGCATCCGTGTCGCCGTTCGGGTTGCCCACCCAGTCAGCGCCTCGGAATACCGCTGCAACATGTCGTTGATCGTCGGGACGACCGACGGATCACCCGCAGGAAAGGCATCGATCAGGTGCCCTACCTGACGTGCGACGCGCCTAAGCTGCGCGGCGTACTGGGTCTCCGCTTTCCGGCTTCGTACCTTCCCCCGACTCTTCTTGCGATCCGTCGCCCGCATCCTTTTCAGTGGGGTCCGGAAGAGCATTTTCAGCCTCGTTGATCAGGTCGTCGGTCACGTTAGTCCAGATGCCCGTCGCCTCGCTGGACTGCTTCAGCTCCTGCAGGGCGGTCTTCTGGCTGATGAGGCCGGCGTCGTAGGCGTCCAGCACGCTCGCTGTGGTCTTCTGGGCGATGTCCGCCTTGTCCGCATCCGACTGCTGCTCGAGCGAATTGAACTCGAAAGCAAAGTCCGGCGGCGGTGGCGCGCCCAGCTCGGACCGGCATACGACGTCGAGCAGTTTGGTCACACCGGGACGAAGGCGACGCTCTTGCTTGGAGCCGACGCTCTCGTGGTACTGCTTCATCTCGCCATCACCGGTCGAGTTCATCCCCGTGGGCGACTGACCGAACAAACGGGTAAGCGGTGTCTCTGCCGCGCCAGACAACTGCTGGCCGAACTGCGTGAGCATGTCGGCCAGGCCCGCGAACGTGTACTGGTGCGCGTCGAAGTCATCTTCAGCGTCGATGAGCGTCAGCCCCTCGTTGCTTTGGAATCGACGGATCATCTCCACATTCTTGGCCAGCGCCTCAAGCGCCGGACCGCCCATCGCGATCACTTCGCGCAGGCCTTTAACCTTGATGGTGCGCAGATGAGCCTTGTAGACCAGCTGCGCTGCGCCCTGGGTCGTGCTGTCGAAGGCCACCAGGCGATCAAACAGGCGCTCGATGACCGATTGACCCCACAGGTTCTCGGCGATCTTCTGCCAGTACGGCAAATCGACGCCATCCACGCGAATGACGCGGCTGTGGTGGATACGCTGGCGAGTCAACGCCATCGCGTCGGCCACCACGTCGTAGAACTGCGGCAAACCGAAGTCCGGACCGTATTCCTGTACCAGCAGGTGCAGCGTGGGCTGTACCAGCCAGCGATCGAGGACCAGCAGACCCTTGAACTGCCCCGGGCCGATGGAATCCAGGTTGAGCGGCGTATCCAGCTTCTGGCCGTCGATCAGCATCACGGCGATGGAGCCGCCATACAGGCGGGCCCATTTGATGTTGTCGCACAACCGATCCCACAACTGCATCCGCTCGAAGGCGGCATGGATCTTGGTCTGGTCCTCCGGGCTCAGTGACGTGTTCAGGTCAATGCCTGCGCGCGTCATGTCCTCGGCAATGCAGTCCACCACCGCGCCGACGATCCAGCTCGAGCGATACATCGCTTCGACCTGCACGCGGTTACGGCTGATGTAATCGAACTGGTAGCCCGACCCGGACGACTGGTTGTTGGTGCCAATACCAACACGCGCTTCGAAGTTGGCGAAGCTGTCGCCCACCATGAAGCGCTTGCCGGAACCGGCTTGCGCCTGCGCCTGAACCCGCGCGGCCTGATTTCGTCGCTGCCGGTTCTTGCTCATGAGGCGAGTTTGGCCCAAAGGTTCGTTACCCGGCCCGCGCCGAGGAGGTCAGAGATCGCATCCACCATCGGATCAATCTGGTCGTCGTGCGCGTGCGTGTCGTCCGCCGTGAAGGCGTCACATTCCTGCGTGAAGTCACTCACCCATGGCGCCGAGTCTGGGATGTGCACATAGCCCGACTCGATATAGCTCACAACGTCCATGACGCGCGTGAGTTTGTCCTTGTCTCGCTCGATCCCCTCGATGGGAATTGCACCGTCAGCGCGGATGTCCTGAATCAGCCCCGTGCCGCTCGCCTTGTCCTCGACGCGCATCTTCACCAAGGCGGAGCCGTGTGGGCCGCCCCAGGCGAGGTGCTTGTTCCAGAAGTCGATCGCCCTGCGTTTGAGTTCGGGCGCTTCCCATTTGCCGCGAATCTGGTCCAGCAGGTAGATCCCACCGAACTTGCCCAGACCCCAGCACTGGAAGACGCTGTAATCGTTACGTTCTTTGGTCTTCTGCGCCGTGTCGGCGTAGATGACTCTCTTCACCAGTTCCGGCACCACCTGATAGCGGCCAAACCTGGCGCTCTGGATGATGCCACCGCCCAAGGGGCTCGGCCTCTGCATGTACTGACCGGTGAACACATACCGGTCCGCCCGCTCCATGGCGAGCATGTCGTCCAGCGGCTCCTTGTAGGGCCAATAGCTGAAACGGCCGTCGTCGTCGCGCGGCGAGTCTTCCACCTCATCGCGCAATGCTTCTGGCAGAGCGTCTACATAGGCGTCCGTGATCAGCGCAGGTATCTCGACGAAGCGCCATTCGCCCGGAAGCTTCCCCGACTTGATGAAGCCGGTCGGATCTTCCTCAGCCAAGCGCTGCATGATCACCAAAATCGGCGTGTCCGGATTGGCCTTGCGGCTCTTCACGGTGGACAGCAGTTTGCGGTTCGCCTTGTCCCTGTTGGTCTTGCTGTAGGCGTCTTCGACCTTCAACGGGTCGTCGATGATGATGGCGCCCTGGAATCCTTCGGCCATGTGGCCAGCGCGGAAACCGGTGATCTGACCGCCAAGAGAGACGGCATACACGCCGCCGGCCTTCTTGCCGTCCACCACCACGTTCCAGCGCTTCTTACTCTTCGCGTCGTCCGCGATCGCAAGGGGCCATAGCTCCTGGAACGCGTCTGACTGGACGATCTCTTTGGCCGTCTCCGAGTTCAGCAGGGCCAGGTCATCCGAGTAGCTGATGTGCAGGAAGCGCGCCCGATGGTTCAGCGCCAAGCCCCGTGCAATCAGATTGATCGCCACCAGCTCCGTCTTGGACGAACCCGGCGGCACATTCACCACGTAATTGACGCCAGGCTCGGTGAGCACGGACTCAATCACGCTGCAGATCAGCTTGTGATGCCAGTTGACCCGGAACTTTATCCCCTGCCGATGCTTGAAGAAGTACCGTGTGAAGAACAGATGGTCCTTCTCGCACTTAGTCTTTATGACCGCCTGCTCGAGCGTCAGCTCAATAGTCGGACTCGACCTTCGCGACTGCGGCGGCGACTGCCTTTTCATCAACCACCGTCACTCGTTGCTCGACAGGATTCTCCGGGTCACCCTTCAACTCAACCGACGATAGCTTTGGGTGCACGTAGGGGGCTGCGGCTTTCGCAGCGTCCAGGCGCATGGCTGTAGGTGTTGCGCTGTTGCGCATCACCTTCAGCAGGTAGTCCAGCGGGGTAATTCCCGAAGCCTTCACCGCCGCCTCGCGGGCAGCGCTGGCCTTATTGGGCGCCCCGGCCTTGCGACCAGCATTCGGTCGCTTCCCGCCGCGCATCGTTTGATTCCTTTGATTCTTTTTCAAAGCCCGGTCGGGCAATCAACGCTCGTGCTTCTTGATGCGGGCCATTGCCTGGTCAAAGGTCTCGCCTGGCTGCGGAATGGGATTGCCACCATCGACCGTCACGCACTGCGCGGCCCAGGTCGGGAACGTGCAGGAATGGATGCCAGTCCCGCCCGATCCGTCCTCGTGGTTGACGCCGGTGTGATGGCACTGGCAGATGACCAGCATGTTGCGGATGTCATCCACAGACGTGATCGGCTGATGCTGCAGGAGACGCGAGTAGCCGTACGGGTCGAAGCTGAGCAGGAAAGCCTTGAGACGGTCGAAGTCGACGACGTTCTCGAACATCCATTCCGCGCCCAGGTGATGCACCTGCAGCTTGTCCGTGGAGCGGCAGCTGGCGACCCAGCACACATAGTGCCCGTCCTCTCGCAGCCGCTTCTTTGCCGCCCTGAACTCTGCCGACTCCGCTCGCTCAACGTGATCAGGATCGACCGCGAAGTCCTTGATGGTGCGGTGCTCGATGTGCTCGGCGGTCGTCGTCATGGGTTGGACTTGCCAAGGCTTCGGATCTGGTCCAGCTGGTGGTTGCACTGAATGAGTGCATCCTTACGGGCCCGGGCCACCCTCACAGCCTCGGCTACCGTACGGGACAGCGGCTGTTCCACGGGACAAGGCGCAATGAGCTCAGACGGAACCTGGACGTACTTGGTCACGGTCTGCGTCACGACCTGAGGGATCACGGGCTGCGGTTTGACCGGCGTACAGCCGAACAGGGCCAGCAGGACGATGCACGCCAGCAGCAGGACGACCGTGCGAATGATCCACTGCATGGCTAAAAGTCGCTCAGTGCGGGGCATAGTTCCTCCTTCAGCGTGCCTGCGCATGCTGTGGTGGTGGATGCCTGTTTGAACTTCGCCTGCCATACGGCTGCGGCGGACTGGGCGGCTTGCTTCTCTTTGCTCAGCTGCTCCACCGCGGCTTCCACACGGCCCTGCTGGACAGCGGCGTTCAACTTCTCGAGTGCGGCGTTCGCATTGACCTGCTTCAGGGCATCTGCGGATGCGGTCACCTGAGCTAGTGCCTCACCGCGCGCCTCGTTGGCGGCATCGATGGACTTCTTGTCTAACTGCGTCTGGTAGGCCACGCCCGAGGCATAGCCCGCATGATGGGCGTACCAGCCACCACCAAGCAGGCACAGCGCGATAGCGATCAGCGCGCCGGCGTAGACATACAGTCGGATCACGCCTGGTTCTCCGGAACAGTCGGCGTGATCGTGTCGGTCGAGTTCAGGCTTTGCTGCTGGATGAGAACGGCGGCAGTAGCCGCGGCGCCAGTCGCAAGCGACGCCCAACCCAAGCCGCCAAGTAGCCACCCCGGCAAGTGCGCTGCCCAGTCGGCGTGCATGTTCCGGTAGGCAACGTCCGCGCCCTTCAGGGCTGCAGTCAGAATGCCGAGACGGATGCTCCAGAGACGGTGCCAAAGATTGGCGTGGCTGACGAGTTTCACTTCAACCTCCGTACAGTCTGGAGTTCGTGAATGTCTTGAGTGTTGCGGTCCGTCTGGACCTTGATCTCAGCCATCTGCCGAGTCAGGCCTGGAACGTCGGAAAGCTGCTGCGACAGGGTCGCAAGTTGCGCATTTGTCACTGCTTGAGCAGTGGAAAGTTCCTGCATCGCCTTCGATTGCGTCTCAAGGCGACTGTCGAAGTTGCGGAACACCCAGCCCAACAGGAACACCAGCAGCGCGGACAGGCCGCCGGCCATGATCTTCTCCACCGGTCCAAGCCGGAGATGGAGGTGGCCGTCGGGAGCGTTCTGCAAGTCCATAGGATCGGGCGCCGTCACGAAGTCACCGAGTCGGATAGGAAAAGAGCCGTCTCGGCGGCCCTGCGTTTGACCAAGCCGGGCTGCACCTGCCCCGCTGCCATCACCCAGAACTTGAACTGCTGTGCCGCAGCCTGGTAATCGCCGCGATTGAGAACACGGAGCAAGGTCGAATCGCGCAGACGGGCAAATCCCAGGTTGAACACGAAGTCCACTAGGGCATCGAACTGGCCCTGCGTCAGAGGCACTTTCACCAATTGCTCGACGTGGACGCCTGCGATATCCAGGTCATCAGCGAGGAACTGCTCCGCCTGTTCGACGGTGATCACCTGCCCCATCTGGACGCCTGCGGTGTGGCCGCAGCCGATGGTCGGAACACCGCCGACGTCGCGATAGGCCGACAGCCGCAAGCCTTCGGACTCCTTCGCCAGATTGATGGCGTTCTGGCTGGGGAGCATGGGCAATCCGTGTTTGGAGCGGGCCGTGAGACTTGAACTCACATCTTCAGCCGGGGACGGGCTGCGCCTTGCCGTTAGACCAGGCCCGCGGAAAGCAAAAGCCCCGCACAATGGCGGGGCTTCGTGGTGCATTTTCTCCGGTGGGCCGGAGAGGCAGAGTCATTGTAACGACGGTTTTCGCAAGTCGAAACTGCGAGTTTCTACGCCGCCGCACGCTCCATGGCACGAGTGGCTGAGCGAAGTTCGTCCGTCGCATGCTCGAGTAGCCAAGTGTATGGACGGTCCCATGTCTGCCGGTAGGCCGACTCGATCACGCCTAGGTGACGGGCGCGGCGCGTATTGCCATAGGCCACCGTGCCCGCACCTTCGCACCGATCGCATACCTTCGGCCCCGTGGACGATTTCACCTGGCCACGGCCGCCGCAGGCTGGGCAATGCTTGGGTTCGATGGTTTCCAACACGACGCAGCGCGCCATGGCCGGGTACACGGAGTTGAGCTCGCCGGTCTCGGGAACAGCCACGAACTTGGGCCAGCGGTTGGCGTGGGCTTCGCCATACATGCGCTGGGCACGGCGAAGGGAATCGCCGCCGCGGTGCGCAGCCACGGCCAGCATGCCGTCCAGCATGGCCGATTCGCGCCGCGCCCATTCCCGCTCGAGACAGTTCAGGAGCATCTGCGACAAGTCGCGCGCGGTCAGGTCAGCGCCATCCGGCCACCACATGCGGCACAACAGCTCGCGGCCCAGACCAGCCGGGACCATGCCGAGGGCGGCAGCAATGTCGGTCGAAGTGAGTTCGGGGATTCCGCCCGCGCCAACATCGAAGCGGACGTTCTTGGGGTTCAGCCGAGCCATCAGTTTGCCAACGTGCATATCACTCCCCTCTGTTCGCTTCGTTTATGGCTTGGCGCTTGGCGCGGCGCCGCCGCTTTATCTCTCGGTCCAGCTTGTCGGCCATGCCTTGGGCGTAGCTGGCTTTCCGTCTCATCGTCTTGGCCTCGTGGGCGAGTTCGGCGTCACTGAGGAGGCGGATGGCGATGCGCTCAGCCTCTTTGTCCGCAGCCTTGCTGCCTGAGCGCGAAGCCACGGCTCGCATTCCGCTCGAGCTTCCGGAGTCAGCTTGTCCAGTTCCGACATCCACTGGCTGCCGGGAAGCTTCAGGATCCGCAGGGCGTGGGTCAGGTGGTGATAGATCATTCATGCCGCCCTCCGCCAATGCTTCACTAGCTCGATGACGTCGTCCGCATTCGTGGCCACATACACGCGACCGCCACGCCAATCACGCGCAAAGGCGGACTGGTTGTCGTTGAGGCCGGCGCGCCCGTAGCGGCTCTCCGGGCTCTTGAATTCGACCAGCCAAGACCGCCCGATTGATCCAACGACCACGTCAGGAAAACCAGTCACGCCACAGGCATGCATTTGCGCAACGGTGCAGCCCAGTCTCTCGAACAGGCTGACCAGTTCGTCGTGGTTGGCGTCTTTCTTGGAATGCCGCATCATGCGTGCCTCCGTATTGCTCGCACTGAACCCGTCTTAATCCAGCGTCGAATACCCAGCTCGCAAGCACTGGTGAGCGCGACGCCATTCGCCATCCCCTTGTGCGTCGCTCTTCGGCCGCATCCGCAATGGCACTTCCGGCGTGATGTGGGCGCTACGCGTTCTGAATAGCGGCGGTGCTCAATGGCCGATCCATGTATGATGCTCATGCCGCACCTATCGCCAGCAGGCGCAGGGTGTCGGCCAACAGCGAAAGCTCATCGGCCTTGATGATCTTGAGCATGGCTCGGTCGCCATGTATTCCGTGCGGTCCGGTATGGCATGACGGGCACAGCGGTATCGTGAGCCAGTTGCTCGCCCGCTGCCCCTTGCCCATCGTTTCGCGTATGTGGTGAACCTGGACGCCATAGCAGCCACAGCATGCGCATGGCAGCTTGGCAACGCGGTCCATATGGCGCTTTTCTGCTGCAGTCGCCATTCAGGCCCTCCTTCCCTCTTCCGGAAATTCCAGCACCACGCCACGCGTCGCGTAATGCGCCTGCACGTCTTCCAGGTACTGGCTGAGCTGCTTGACCGTCATCAGCGACGTCACCGGTAGGAACCGCATAGCCTTCAGCTTCTGCTCGTAGCTGAGGTGGCCACGGATGGCGGTGTCGTACATCTCGCGGAAGTCCGCGTCGGCCGCGCGGAGGATCGGCACACCGAAGCGGAGCTTGCACTCGCACTTCACCCCTTCCGGCGTGTCTTCGCGAAGCTCCTGCGCGATCTGCGCATACCAGACATGCGAAAGCGCCGACTGATCAAGGCTCCGATCCTTCCCCGTCTTGATATTCAGACGGAGGAACTTGTGCTGGTTCCACAGCTGGCGAATGTCGCCAAGCACGCGCTGCAGCGACTCGGCGCTGTTGATGACTTGGGCGGTCATGCTGCCTCCGCCTGCGCACTCACGCAGTCAGCAATATTGATCAGCGTGAGCGACCGGCCAAACACGGCTCCCGTGTCGATGTAGACGACGTTACCCAGGCAAATCGGCCTTTCCACCGGGGTGTGGCCAACGAACATGGCGTGAAGGTCACTGACCGGCGCTGTCGGATAGCCTGCTTGGTGTGCCTGGATGCGCGACCGAGACCAGAGGGCTACCTCGGCCAGCTTGTGACGCTTGGAGTTGGACAAGCCGGACTGCAGTTCGCGGATGAATCCATCCCACGAATCACCCCAAATGTCCGCATGGACCAAACCGACTCGACCAACTTCGTGATTGATCTCAATTGCGATAGGCAGGGAGTCGAAGACAGCTGCAAAGAGCCTTTGCCTATCCTCGCTCAGCGACAGGAACCAACCGCCGCCGTTTCGCAGGTAGTTGTCGTGGTCGTGCCGACCATTGGCAACACCGATCGCCATTTGCTCGTGATTGCCACGTACCGCGTGGAACCAGGGCCGCGCAATCCAGTCGATGGCCTCATGCGACGACGGTCCACGGTCGACCAGATCGCCAACGCTGAACAAGCGGTCGCGCGACTCGTCAAAGCCGACCTTGTCCATGGCTTGATTGAGCAAGCCAAAGCAGCCGTGAATGTCGCCAACGACGAAATCGCGGCCGGCCCTATTGCGCTCAAAGCGCTGCACAATGCTCACGCCAACCTCCAAACCGGAACCCGGTCGCGCGGGATGGACTTACGCAGCATCCCTTGCGCCGCCATGGATCGCAGCGCCGGCAACACAGAGTGATGCTGAGCGTTGACCTTCAACGCCAGCGCTTCGGACGTGCTCGGTCCTTCGCCAAGCGCATCGACGATCTTGCGGCGGAGGTAGGTGTTGGGGTTGGTCATGCGGCCTCGCCGAACAGGATCCCCTGTGCCGATAGGGTTTCAAGATTACGCACCGCCTGCTGGTAGTAGCTTCCTTTCAGCTCAATGCCAACCGCACGCCGGCCCATCTCAACGGCGCAATAGGCTTCCGAGCCGATGCCGAGGTACGGGGTGAGCACTGCGTCGCCGGGATTGGTCCACAGTTCGATGCCGCGGCGAATGACTTCCAGCTGCAGCGGACAGATGTGGCGCTCGTCATCGTTCTCCCGAGCGGAGCGGAATTGCAGAGTGTCGTTCGGATCAATATCCATCCATACGGGGCTGGCGATCTGCTGCCAGCGGCTAACTGGGTAGTCGGCCGTGGCGTGCGTCACGCGATCTTCCACGTCACCCGGCGCCCGCATGGTTACTAAGTAGTCGGGGATTCCCTGGCGGCTCATAGAGGCGTTCTCGCGCACAGTCTTGTGCAGCAGGCCTAGCGCTTTGGTGCGCTGCATAGCCGTCACGGGGTCTTTCCAGATCACCACTTCGCTGGCGAAAATGAATCCAGCCACCTGGAACGCGCGGATCAGGTCGCCGCGGAAGTCCTTCAGGCCGATGTAGCCCTCGCGGACCTTGCTAGTCGGCAGCAGCATGCAGTGGAAGCTGACGTTGCGGCCCGGCTTCATCACACGTTTGAGCTGCGCCACGAGATGGCTGAAGTGCTCGAAGAACTCCTCGTCCGTCCGGCAATTGCCCATGTCACGCGGGCTATTGGAGTAGGTATATAGACTGGAGAATGGCGGGGAGAAGATCGAGTAATCCACGCTCTTTTCCGGCAGACCGGCGAGCACCTCCACGCAATCGCCATGGAAAAGAGAGTAGTTATCCGTATGGTTCTGATCCAAAACGTTCATGCGATCTCCGAGGTGAGCCAGTGCGGCACAGTGATGCGCTGGCGTGGCAGATAGGAGTTGGTCTGTCGGGTGACGCCGGTCACTTCTGCGCGCACGGCATCACGGGTCGCGGTGGATAACTGATCGGCCATCGACAGCGCGGCAGCTTCCTTGCGCTTCAAGTTCGCCACCACAGCACCCTCGAGATGGCTGGCATAAATATGAACGTGGCAGGGCTGGGTTTGGCCGAAGCGCCAGATGCGACGCACGGCTTGGTAATAGGCCTCGTAGCTGTCAGTCACGCCGACAAAGGCCATGGTGGCGCAGTGCTGCCAGTTGAGGCCGAAGCCGCAGATGGATGGCTTACTGATCAGGCGCTGGTTTGGCGCATGCTTGAACGTGTCCAAGCGGGCCTCTTTCACGTCAACGTCGTCGGCACCCGTGATTTCCAGTGCGCCATCGATGGCCTTCACCAGGGCCTTGGACTCGTCGTTAAGGTCGCACCACACGATGGCCGGACCTTCCGTGGCATTGACCATGGCGGCACAGGCAGCCACACGATCCGCCAGGCTGCCCTTACGGGCCGCGCGGCGCTCGCTCAGGGTCGAGGCTTCCAGCGCAAACAGCATCCCGGTGGCTTCGGCCTGCGTCTCGATGAGGTGCTCGTGGATATGCAGCGGCGGCAGCAGATAGGCGCTATCATCGTGGCCCAGATCGGACGGCCGGCGCACCATGGCGCCCCAGCTGGCTACCCAGCGCCAGAACTGCTCGCGGGCATGGCCTTTCAAGCGCCAGACCTGGGTTTCGCCGCCGTCGTGCACGAAGTATTCGGCTAGCATCTCGGCGCGCGAACAAATGCCGAGGAACTCCGCATGCGTGCCCAGCTCGGTCCAGTCGTTTGGCGCTGGTGTCGCTGTGGCGCAAAGCTTGAAAGGCGTGGAGGCAAAGGCCTGCAGGAGCGCCGCCAGGGTCTTGGTGTCGCTATGCTTGATGCAAGAGGATTCGTCCAACACCACCGCGCCGAACGCGGCCGGCTCGAACTTGTGTAGCCGGTCGTAGTTGGTGATGTTGATGCCCGGTCTCGCATCGTCCCTCTCGCGGCAAGGGTGGACGGTGACGCCAATGGCCTTCCCTTCCTCGACCGTCTGCGCCGCGACCGCCAGTGGGGCCAGGATCAGCACGTCAAAGCCAGTCACGCGGTGTACCTGGTCAGCCCAGGCCAGCTGCATGCGGGTTTTGCCGAGGCCGGTGTCCGCGAAGATGGCGCAACGGCCACGTCGAAGCGACCAACGCACTAGGTCATGCTGATGCGGGAGCAGATCGTAGGCGTCGAGTCGGGGATCATAGGAAAGGCCTGTGGGCAGCGCATGTTGTAGCTTGCCCGCGATGAAGTCGCTATAGCTCATGCGGCTTGCTCCATTCGGCGATGGCGCTGGCCGCAGTGAATGGCATCAGCCATGCAGGCGCGGCATCGGTAAAACAGCACTTTGGCGTGCTCTATGGGCCAGAACTCAGCAGTAGCCGGATGCCAGCTGTCTTGCCCGTAGCCTTGCCGATGGCATGGCTTGCATAGGGCGTACTCGCCGTCAGGCCGAGACTCGAAAATGGTTCCCTTGCGAACCATCACCGCCCACCCCCAACCGACCGCCACATGCAGTCCATGAAGGCCACGAAGATGCAGGCGGCGATGATGCAGAAGAGGACATTGCCGAGCACGCGCGGTGGGATAGGCATCGAGCGACGGCCCGACTCCAGGTCATCCCACCTCCGCATCAGCCACCCCTCGCAGCTGTTGCACGAGTGGCCGTAGTACATGACCTCGTCCTGGGTCAGGCGGCAACGGCAGTGGTGGCAGCGGGTCATGCGAGCCTCCAAAGCTTGCGCGGAGCGCCGTTCTTCCTATGGATCGTGCCGGCGCACATGACGTCGCCAGACTCATGCAGTCCGGTGATGGAATGCCGGACCGTACTGGTCGCAAGCCACAGCGCTACAGCCAAGTCGGCAATGGTCATCGGCTGCAACGCCAGGGCTCCGAGGATGCGATCACGCAGCGGTGTCATTGCCGCCTCCGAAGTTGAGCTTGTCGATCAGGCCGTTAATGCGCCTCCGATTACGCTCGCGCTGTTCGTCCGACATCAGGCGGAGCGGAGTCCGCTCCTTCTCGATTCGAGGCAATGCGTCGATGAAGTCCTGCGGCGCCGGCCAGGTGCGGCGCGCGCCCAGCGTCAGGAACGCGGCACGGAAGCGCGGCGTATCGCGCTGCTCGTCGAAGGCGCGGCCGTTCGTGATCACGCGCCCCCACATCGCCAGCGTGCCTTTGATCAGCTCAGCGGCTGGCTGACGCTCCAAGCCTAGGCAGATCAGCTGCTGTAGGCCCGTAGCCAGTTCCCGAGTTATCCAATCCACGTTTCACCTCTTCGAGTGCGAGTACAGCAGTGACAGTCTTGCCGTGGCCCTGGGTGGGGCCAGCGCGGGCGGCGTTGGGTTGACTACCCTCCTTCGCCAAGCGGTTGGCCGTGTCCTCCAGGTCGCGCAGTCCGCGCATCACGGCAGCAGTCAGCACTGCATTGCCGTCATGACCGGCCTTGACGACCTTGTGCAACTGCAACATCGCGGTCTTGATGCGGCTGATCGAAAGCTTCCCATCGTCGGCGAGCTGATCCCGGTACGAAGCCCAGCGCTCAGGATCAATCTCATGAGGAAGCTGCCCATCCTCGGGCGTGCTCGTGCTCGCTCGCGCGGACGCCGGAGGCGTCTGGGAAGGGGATGAGGAATGAGGGGAAGGGGAAAGAGCCGGGCCAGTTCCATGCTCATCCAGTTCCGAGCACTGCCTAGGTTGTGCCTTGGCAGTGCCTAGGTTGTGCTTTGCATTGGGCGGGGCCGGGATGACACTCGGCATTTCACGTACATGGGGGTTCTGGTGCTTCAGGAACTCGACAATAGCGATGTAAGCGACGCCATCCGCCTCGTAGCGCTGGATGAAGCCGCGCTTCGCAAGGTCGGCGAGAAGGACGTCGACGTCACAGTCGTCATAGGGTAGGCACTCTGCCTTTAGACGCTTCGGCCTATCTTCCAGGCGCCCTTCCCTATCGGCCTCGCACCACAGGCCAGCAAACAGGATCCGTGCCAGCGGATGACACTCGGCCAGAAGATCGTTTTTGAAGAAGCCGGGCTTAATGTTACGGGCGCGACTCATGGGCGAGTCGCCTGCAGATCGTGCTGAACCTGCATAGATAGCGCTAGGCTGATGACCTGCTCTGCGCACGCAAATGGATTGCGCCAGATCTCCGAGCCCGTGTAACGCAGCACAGTGATACCAGACACCGTCATAGCGCGATCCCTCTTCCGATCGTGCGCGGCTTGCTCCTTGGTGCGCTCGTGATAGTCATGACCATCACACTCGATGACGATCATGAATGCCGGGGCCAGAAGAACAAAATCTGCCTGGTATTCGTGCACCGGCCATTCGCGATGGAACTCCCATCGCGCATCGTCATAGCTGTTCTTTCGTGCGAACGCTATGGCGTTCTCCATCATTGTCTCGATGGGCGATGACGAACCCTTGGTCTGAATTTCGAAGCAGTGATCGCAGCAGCAAATCGGTGCATGCGTCTGCTGCAACCAAAGGCGCAAGGGGTCTTTGGCCTTGAATACCTTCGTCATCACGCAGCCACCTTCTGCTCCGGATCCACCGCGAACCACGGCTCCGCCATCCGACCAGTGACCGAACAACGCCTTTTGAGGCCCCGGAAAACGACTCCCGCGGTTTCGCACTCGCTGATGCGGCGGCCGAGCATGTAGCGATCTAGGCCAGTCTTCTGCGCAAGCTCGGCCATCGTGCAGCCGGGATAGCGGCGCACTGCACTGGTCGTCTGCGACTGCTGGAAGGCGCGCAGGCCGGTGGCGTTGATCTCTGCCTCAGCGTCGGCCGATGTGCTCGGGTCGGTTGCGCGCGATGCCGGCGTCTCGATCAGGCGCAGGCGGCAATCACGATCCCAGTGGGTTTCTTGGCGGATGGTGGTCATGCTGCCTCCTGGGTGGACGCGTCGAGTTCGCGCTGCATCAGCCGCATCTTCAGGTCGAGCAATTCGTGGTCATCGACACGGATGGAGCCATCCGGCAAGACGCGGTCGTCGTGCTTGGTCATGTCCTGGATGCGGAAGTCGATGACGGTGTGCATTGGTGTTCTCGTGCTCGTGGTGAGCTAATGGTCGAACGTGGAACGCTGGATGGAGCTGGGAAACGAGGCCGTTTGAAGCCGGCGTTTCAGTCCTGCGAAGGACGTTTTTTGAGGCCCCTCAAAAGTTCGAGAGAGTCCTCATAGGTCAGGCCAGTGATGGCCGCCAGCTCCGTCACGGCGGCCTTCTCTGCGGTTGCCTCGATCGACAACCCTTCCAATGCGGCACATGCGACCAGGCGGCCGAATGCATCATCACTTCCAACTGAATCGACTTTTAAAGGGGCCTCGAAAAGCGCCGGTTTCGGCGCTTTAGAGTCCATGTGGCTCCGCACTAATCTGCTGACCGCGTTCACGCAGCAGGCGACGCACACCCTGATTGATCAGCTCTCGTTTGAGCTCGCCCCATTCCATTCCGATAAGGCGAGCAGCAAGAGAGCCGTCTTCAATCTCGAAATCGTTGAGGTAAAGCGGTTCGCGTCCTCGGCGATAGCGTGGGTCCAGATACATAAACAATCCTTTGGAGAATCACTTGGCAGTGGGTATGGGTGGAGCGGTGGTGCTAGGCGAACTTCCCCAGGTGATAGGCTCTCTTTGCCGATTCACCTACCAGCAAGGGGAAGTCCATGAACGATGGCGATCCATCGCGAATCCTGCTTATGCAGGCTGCCGAACTGATGGCACACAAAAAGCTGCTTGCAGCGCTCATCGCGACACACCAAGAGCCCGAAGTGCTGCGCGCCATTTGGAGCCAATCCAAAGCGCAATGGATCGAGGAGCAAGAATCGAATCCGCTATTTCAACTGGCCGACTACAAGCAGGCTTTTCTCGACTCGCTTTCGTGGATGTCTCAAGCGATCGACAGATCTTCGGAACCTCGCTGAGACTCGCCAAATACGTGTCCGCAATGAGATTCATATCCATCTCACGCCGCCCTCTTCTTGCTGGGCTCACCAAAGACGTCGGGGCGCAGCTCCTTACAGGAGATGCCGGTAATTGCCGATACGCTCGCGGCACGGGTGGCGGGCACCTTTCCACGCTTCAGCCATTCGGCAACCGATGGCTGCTTGATGCCGAGCGCTATGGCGAGTCGACGTTGTCCGCCTGCAAGACGGACGGCCCTCTGGATCGCGGTTTCGGTAGTCATGGCGAAAGCATAGGCCCAGCCAATCTTTCATTGCAAGGGGCAGCCTATGAATTTGCCTAATACAATAAAGGCTATGCCTATACGCCATGACAAGCTGACCTTTGCCCAGCGCCTCAACGAGTGCATGGACGACCTTGGGATGAAGCCCCGTGGCCGCCAGGCATGGCTCAAGGACCGATTCGGCGTATCCCAGCCAACTGCCAAGGGTTGGCTTGATGATGATTTCATGCCTGATCGCACGAAGCTGGTACGGATGGCGGCAGAGTTCGGCGTTCGACTGGAATGGCTGATTACCGGCCAGGAACCTAAAAAGCTTTCAGTGGCAAGCCCGATGGCAGAATCATCTGTCATCCCGGGCGCCGTCGATATGCGCGAGATACCGCTGGTCTCATACGTTGAGGCCGGCGTATGGTCGGATAGCAACGACCCGTATGCGCGAGGAGACGGCATGGAAGCCATCGGTGTTGATCCCGACCTAGCGGCGCACCTGTCTAGGGTCGCCTTTGCTCTCAAGATTCAAGGCCAGAGCATGGAGCCGGAGTTCCAGCAGGGGGATGTAATCATCGTAGACCCAAACGTTGCCCCTCGCCCTGGCGATTTCGTAGTAGCCAAGCTCGACGATGCCGAGAAGGCCACCTTCAAGAAGTACCGCGACCGCGGCCTTGATCGCGATGGCAACCGTATGATCGAGCTGGCCCCACTGAATCCTGACTTCCCTACCCTGTTTATTGATGCCGACCGCCCTGGCCGCATCATCGGGACCATGATTGAGCACCGCCGCCGCAGGCGCTTCTGACCGTTCATAGGCCAGACATATCGAAGATGCGATTTCGATAGGAACAAATTTAGGCTTGGCCTATTGATTGAATAATAGGCCGGGACTATATTTCCTCCATCGGGCCACTTCAGGCCCTGTGGAGTGAGCGATGAACGCCCTTCCCTGCTACGCCGAACGAGCCGCCCGCGAGTACCAGCGGGTGCAGGACCAGGCAGACAACCGAGCTGCCGCCGAGCTGGACGCCCTGGAAGAGATGCGCGGCAACCGTGGCTGCGTCGAGACCTTCCTGTGCGATCCGAATGAGAACCCGGACGTCACCGGCCTCGTCTCCCTCTTCCTCGACTACGGCATGCCGCTCCGGTCCAAGACGCCCAGCGACGACAAGCTGCTGACGAAGTACGAGGACCGTCGCGACGCGCTCACCGCGCAGTTCGACGCGTGGGCTCGCAAGCGTACGCCGATGCTCCACACCTCGCCGCTTCAGCGGTGGATGGAGGCCGCATGAGCTACATCTACCCCTCCGACCTGTTCCGCCTTCGCCGCGACGTCCGCAACTACGGCAAGGCAGCGGATGCACGTCCTGAGCTGATCGCGAGTGCCGAGCGCATCGCCATACAGACGATGTGCAAGGGCATCTCCATGTCGCAGGCGCTGACGAATGCGCGGGCGCATCTGTGGAATCACACCTCGCATGGTGGGAGGGCGGCATGAGCGTCCTTGCCTTGTCCGAACTTTCCGAATCGCAGATCGACGCGATGCGCAGCGAGTTGATGAAGCGTCTGCAGCTCTACCGCATCACGTCGGTTCTCAACCAATTGCCGGCCTCCGAGCCATCACCCCTGGATGGTGGCGTTTCCCCTGGCGCCGCGGTGGCCGGCAACCTTTCACTGGAGTCGAACGCATGAAGAAGATCATCGCAGTTCTAGCTGTCGCTGCCGTTCTTTCGGGTTGCTACAACGGTGACGACGCACGCAGGGCGCTCAGCGCCCAGGGCTTCTCCGATGTTGAAGTTACCGGCCACGCCTGGTTCGCCTGCGGCAAGGACGACTTCTACGCAACCTCCTTTACGGCGACCAACAGCCAAGGCAAGCGCGTATCTGGTGCAGTGTGTTCTGGCTTCATGTTCAAGAACTCCACGGTTCGGTGGTGATCGCATGAACGCCCTCCTCTCCATCACCCGCACCAAGCCCAAGAGCTGGGACGGATGCACGCCGCTGACGAACGATGAACGTCTCGCTGCGTGGGCTGCGCGCTTCTATGCAGGCGGCCATCACCGCAAGAAGCCCCGCCTTCGCGTGAAGCCCCGCATCCGCATCGTCAATGACTGATTTCACCGGCGGCAGGCGCTTGCTGGGCAGCGAGGGCCGAAGGTTGACCGGCCAGCCTGCCGCCACCTTATTCCAACACCGAGCACGCCGGGTTTAAGCGTGCAGAGGATTCCAATGGACGGTTCTGCACTGATCCCGCTTGAGTCTGTCAACGCGGTCGAAATCTTCACCGGTAAGTCGCTGGACGAACTCTTGGAGCGTATCCGCCAGGAGACCGTCACGCTTGTTCCTGACGTCTCCACCGACAAGGGCCGCAAGGAAATTGCCTCGCTGGCGTACAAGGTGGCGCGGTCGAAGACCACTATCGACGAAGCGGGCAAAACGCTGGTTGCGGACTGGAAGCGCCAGTCGGCCGAGGTGGACAACGCACGCAAGAAGGCCCGCGACTACCTGGACGCGCTGAAGGACGAGGTGCGCAAGCCGCTGACCGAGTGGGAAGCGGAACAGGAGCGCATCAAGCAGGAGGCGATCGAGGCCGAGCGCCGCGCCATTGAGCAGGCGGAAGCTGAGCGCCGGGCCGAACTGCAGCGCAAGGAAGAAGAACTCCGCGCCCGCGAGGAAGCCATCGCCAAGGCGGAAGCCGAGGCCAAGGCAAAGGCGGATGCGGAACGCGCCGAAAAGCAGCGCCAGGAGCGCGAGGAACGCATCCGGAAGGAAGCTGCCGAGCGCGCGGAGCGTGAGGCCGCTGAAGCGGTCGTCCGCGCCGAGCGCGAAGCGGCCGAAGCCAAGGAGCGCGAACGCATTGCAGCCGAGCGTGCAGAACGGGAACGCGTGGAGGCCGAACAGCGCGCCGAACGCGAGAAGGCCGAAGCCATTCGTCAGGTCGAACTCCGGGCCAAACAGGAGGCCGAAGACCGCGAGCGCGAACGCGTCGCCGAAGAAGCGCGCGTGAAGGCCGAGGAGGCGCGCCGCGCTGCCGACCGCGAACACCGCAAGGCCATCAACCTCGCCGCCGTCGCCGCCTTCGAGAAGAACGGCCTCAGCGCGGAACTGGCCAAGCAGGTCATCACCCTGATCGCGTCGGGCCAGATCCCGGCCGTCACCATCAAGTACTGAGGACGCCATGAGCAACCTTGTTCCCATGACCCAGCAGGCGGTCGCCGTCTATGGCGAGCGCAGCCTGACCGCCGCCGACGTGCGCGCCCAGGTCAATCTCATCCAGGACGTGATGCGGTCCGTGATGCAGGAAGGCACGCACTACGGGAAGATCCCCGGCACGCAGTCCGTCAGCCTGTACAAGCCCGGCGCCGAGAAGCTGATGGCGACGTTTCGCTTCGGCTCCGACGTCGATGTCGAAGACCTTGGCAGCCCGGGCGAAGTCCACTACCGCGTCAAGTACAAGATTCTCGCGCCGGATGGCCGCGTGCTTGGCGTGGGCGTCGGCGAATGTGGAAGCCAGGAAGAGAAATACGCCTGGCGCCGCCCGGTGTGCAAAGAAGAGTTCGACGATACGCCGGAGAACCTTCGCCGCATCAAATACAAGTCCTGGCAGGGTCGCACAGAGAAGCAACAGCAGGTGCGGACGAATCCCGCCGACGTGCGCAACACGATCCTGAAGATGGCGAAGAAGCGCGCCATGGTGGACGCGGTCCTGACCGTCACTGCCGCGTCGGACATTTTCACCCAAGACATCGAAGACCTGCCCGACGAGCTCCGCGACCAGATCGCCGAGGACGCGCGCGGCAGTCGCCCGGCCGCCAGGGCCGCCCAGCAGGCCACGCCGAAGGACAGCCCCGAGCGTGACGAGGCCATCTCCGCCTGCCGCGCAGCTGCGGCAAAGGGCACCGAGCACTTCCGCACCTGGTGGAAGGACACCTTCCCGAAGGAATCGCGCGTGCTGGTAACCGACAAGGTCGCCGAGTTCCAGCAGATCGCTGAATCGGCAGACGACATGCTGATCGATAGCCAGGGAGACGAGTGATGGACCAGGGATCGCAGGAATGGCTGGCCGCTCGCGCCGGTAAGTTCACGGGATCACGCTTCGCCGACCTGATGGCGGTCACCCGCTCAGGCCCGTCTGCTAGCCGGGCGAACCTCATCACAACGCTTGCCATCGAGCGCCTGACGGGTGAGCCCGAGGCCACCTACCAGAACGATGCCATGCGTCGCGGGCAGGAACTGGAACCGTTTGCACGCGGAGCCTATGAGGCTCACACGGGCGAGCTGGTGGCCCAGGTCGCCTTCGTGGTCCACGAAACCATGCCCTACGTGGGCGTGTCTCCTGATGGCCTGGTCGGCGGCGATGGGCTGGTCGAGATCAAATGCCCAGCCAGCCTGGCAAAGCACGTCATGGCCCTCCGCGACGGCTCACATGCCGACGAATACCGCTGGCAGATTCAGGGCCAGCTCTGGGTGACGGGACGCAAGTGGTGCGATGCGGTGAGCTTCGACCCCCGTTTCCCCGAAGGCCTGCAGCTGGCAATCCATCGTGTTGAACGCGATGAGGCCGCCATCGCCCAGCTCAAGGAGGCGTGCATCCGCGCGCACGCCGAGGTGAACGTCCTGGTCGACGAGTTGCGCCATATGCAGGCCGCCTCATGAAAACCCCCGACCTCTTCGACGCCACCGTCTACGACAACACCGCCACCGGGTGTCGCGAAATCTGGATCAACGGAAAGCGCACGCGGTACTGCCGGAAGAACGCGATCTGTCCGCACGCCGTGTGGGAGGAGATGCGGGCGCCTTGGGGCCATTACCCGGATATCCCGCAGCAGGCCGCCGCATGACCATCCGCCTGTTCGATCGCTTCGCCAATCGCGTCATCCGCTGCGCCCACGGCAAGCCGTCATTGGTCGCCCACCGCAAGGACGGGAAGGTCTTCATGCGCTGCTGGCAGCCTGCGCCGCTGATCCACATTCACCAGATCGTTCGCAGCGACGACAGCGTGTTCCATGACCACGAGTGGGACTTTGCGTCGCTGATTCTGCGCGGCGGTTACACCGAGGTGTTGCCGGAGGCCATGCGCCACTACGCCACCGGCTCGCTGCGCTTTATGCGTGCCGACCGCTGGCACTTCATCAGGCTGGAAGACAGCGATGCATGGTCTCTCGTCATCACCGGCCCTCGTCGACAGCACATGGGCTTTCTCGTCGATGGCGTGAAGGTTTCGGCTCAGGACTATTTGCAGCGCCGTGCGTGCGGGGAGGCAACCTGTGGCAATTGAGGCATATCCGCTGACGTGGCCGGAAGGATGGAAGCGCACGCCCTCCTATAGACGTGAGCGCGGCTCCTTCCAGGTATCACTGGCGAGGGCACGTGACGGCCTGTTGTCCGAGGTCAAGCGCCTCGGCGGCCGTCACGTCGTGATAAGCAGCAACCTCGCCTTGCGCCAGGACGGGCTGCCATACGCCCAGCAGCGAGCCATCGACGACCACGGCATTGCCTTGTACTTCGAATACAAGGGCAAGCCCATGTGCTTTGCCTGCGACCGCTATACCCGCATGGAAGCCAACATGCGCGCCATCGAGCTGACCATAGCGGCGCTTCGCGGCATTGAGCGGTGGGGAGCCAGCGACATGCTGGAGAGGGCCTTCACTGGATTTGCGCAGCTTGAGCATTCGCCCACACAGCAATGGTGGGACGTCCTCGGCATCAACCGCAATGCCACGCGGGACGAGATCGAGACGGCCTGGCGCCGCCTTCGCTCCGCACACCATCCCGACCGTGACGGCGGCGATCACGACATCTTCCTTACCGTCAAAGCGGCCTACGAAAAAGCCATGAAGGAATCGACGCCATGACCACCGAACACGTCAGCGTGCCGCGCGATGAATTTGAGAAGTGGATGATAGAAGAAATGGGTTATCCACGGGCTGACCTTTATTTTGCCTCTGCACGTAATTGCTATCGTTCCTATCACGTGCATCTCGCATGGAAAGCCTGGGAACAAGCCATCCTCTCCCGCGCCACGCCGAGCGAGGGACTTGTAAAATTGACGGTAAAGACACGCAATCCAAGCAAGTACACGCTTCACGACCACGAAACTGGCGACGTATGGAAAGGAACCAAATCAGGCGGCTGGGTACGCTCGAAGCCGAGCGCGCCTCGCGTGGTGTCGGATGAGGATGTGGAGCGGGCCGAGGAAATTCTCATTGCTCGTGGGTGGGAAATTGTTGATGAGGAAATTTTTGAATCGGATGTACGCGCCGCCCCCGAATCCTTCGCCACCTCCCTGCCAGCGGCGGTGCCGGATGGGTTGATTAAGCGCCTCAAAGAAATCAGCGAATGGGAAACTACCGGCGTCCTCTGTGATGGCGAGTTGCGTAAAGATGCTCGGGAACTGTCAGCCAGATTCGGCCAATCGCATTTCGCCACCATTGACATGGCAAAGCGTGACGCATGGAAACAAGCTGCCGACTTCTTGCTCGCCGCCGCGCCGCAAGCGGGGGAAAGGGGATGAGCACAAGCGCAGAAATGCATCCCGAGCATAGCCGCACATCATGCAGCGATGAGCATCCAGTTAATGCAGATGCAGAAGGAAGCACCGGCTGTGCTCGCTGCACTGCGATCCATCTAGATATGGGCGCAGATGCCATGGCCGAGGTCAAAGAGCTACGCGAAGTGGCTTTGATGGCATATCGGTCGTGGGACAAGGATGAGGACACCCGGCTAGGCAAACTGCTGCGTGCCATGGTCGATCCGGCATTTGCAAAGACTTATCTGCCAGAAATGCAATCCATCCATCCAAAGGACAACCCATGACCACGCGCGAACAGAGGCTGCGGGATGACGATGGATTTCCTGCGTTTCCCGTCAATCCAAAAGCACACGAATGCAGTGATGCCGAATACATGGCGCTCCGTGGCATGTCGCTGCGCGACTACTTCGCCGCGAAGATAGCTTCCGCGATGGTGTCAACGATCACGGACGATGCAGGCTACACGCGGCTTCGTGATCTAGGCTCATCTCATGGACTTGGCCTGTCGGAGTGGATCGCGTCCGAGTCGTACAAGCAGGCAGACGCCATGCTCAAAGCACGCAAGGAGCCGGGACAATGACGACGATTGATCAAATCGAAGGTCCGCGTATCTGTTGTGTAGCGTGCGGTGCCGTGACCGATTCGATTCTGTCGCCGCTCTGCACCGAGTGCCGGCGACTTATTCATGACACGCAGGAAGGCGAACTCAAGGGGCCAGGACAATGACGAAAATGACGTTGGAGCAGGTGCGGGACTGGCATCGCGTTGTAGCAAGTGAAAACGCCGAACGACGCGCCCTTTGTTCGCCAAATGGTGAACGATGGGAATTGTGGAACGATGAGTTTAACAAGCAGGTGGCTATGGCCGACGCCATCGACGCCCATCTCGCCAAGGGCGCGCAGGTGCCGGACGAACGTGTCTATGCACCACTTCCTTCAGATGCCGACGAGTACGACCGTGGTCATGTAGACGGCTGGAACGCCTGCCGCAAAGCCATGCTCAGCCAGCGCGGGGAGGTGGAGTGATGGACCTTCCTGATCTTTGGCCAATCGAAATGGCCGTGCAAAATGCCCGTAGATATGCAAAAAGGCTATACAACACGGCGAAACGCGCCGACGACTACGACGCCGCAAAAGATGCGGAACGCATTGCCACTGCCGGCGAATCGGAACTAAGGAAACTATCGATTGCCTGGAACGAAATTAAGTCTTTGAAGGCCTCGCGTGATCGTGCTTACGATGAGTATGTTACGAATCAACACGAATGCTGCTCATGCCACATAAGCGCGCCTTGCAGTTATTGCACCCGCGAACTTGACGAGGACGAACAGCCATGACCACCGACCAGCTGAGGGAGTGCCCGTTTTGTGGTGAGTGCAACAGCTATGTCGAGCGCTACGATTTTTCGTCGTGCTACGTCACCTGCAATAAATGCATGTCGCGCGGACCTGTGATGGTGATCGAGGATGAGGACGAAGAAGTTCCGGGCCACGACCCCGCGTTACTCGCCTGGAACACCCGCCCCACCGCCGTTGCATCCCATGCGGAGGGGGAGGTGGTGGCGTGGATGGTTACGCGCGATCGTGACCCGACATTTCCTCGCACCTACAGCGAGAAAGAACTGGCCGTTGCATGCGCCGCCTCTGTCACATTGCCGCCATTCGCCAAGATTGTCGACCTATACACCCACCCTCCCCGCTCCGGCGATGAGGCCGATGCGGCGCGGTATCGATGGCTGCGTGATCGCGGATGGTTCACCAACAATTATGGCGAGTTCGAAGCCAGCGATGATGAGACTGCCGAGCATGTATCCGTGATGCTAGACCAAGCCATCGACGCCGCCATGGCCGCGCGGGGTGGGGAGAAGGCGGCGTGATGTCAGCCTTGCATGGCCAGAGCTTGGCGCCGTCCATCGAGCTTGGCTGCCTTGTCGGCTTGATGCTCATCGGGAAAGTTCGCCGTGATTCCCTCGAGCAGAGGCCTGATCTCGGCGTTCTTTTCCAAGTCCGGGCGCACATCGTAGATGAACCATCGCCCGTACCACTCTTCGCTCTCTCGGGACACGGGAAGCGTGACTGTGGATACCCACAAATGACCAACCGGCATGGGGAACGACATGCGTGACACTCCCATCCTGATGAATGGCCCCATGGTATCGCCATGACCGCACACCTGTGCCTATCCCGCTCCGAAATTGCCGAGCTGACGCGCGCGCAGACAAAGGCGAGGCAGCTGGCATTTCTCCGTCAAAACGGCATCCGCCACTATGTGGACGCCCACGGCTGGCCGGTGGTGACCCGAGCTGCAGTTGAAGGGCAGCCCGACCAGGCGCAGGCTAAGACGCCCTGGAAATCGAACAAGGCTGCCTGACCATGGGACGCCGTCCTACCCGCCCGGATGCTGTGCCGCGCTTGCGCGCACGCGTCAAGGGCAAGAAGACCTTTTACTACTACGACCACGGCGGCAAGCCGAGGCGCGAAGAGCCGCTGGGCAGCGACTACGGGCTGGCGATCATGCGCTGGGCGCAACTGGAGCGAGAAGGCACGGAGAAGCCGGCCGCCGTCGTCACGCTCCGGTATGTGGCCGACCGATACCGTGCCGAGGTCATGCCGACCAAGGCTCCGGCCACGCAGAAGGACAACGCCAGGGAGCTGACTCAGCTGCTGGACTACTTCGACGACCCGCCATGCGCGCTCGATTCGATCGAGCCGGCGCACGTGAAGAACTACCTGCGCAAGCGTGGCCAGAAGGCTAAGGTGCGTGCCAACCGCGAAAAGGCCCTGCTCTCTCACATCTGGAACTGGGCGCGCGAGCAGGGGTATACGGCGCTGGCCAACCCGTGTGCCGGCGTCAAGGGGTTCACCGAGTCCGGACGCGACGTGTACGTCGAGGACGAGATGTTCCAGGCCGTATGGAAACAAGGCGGCCAGCCGCTGCGGGACGCCATGGATCTTGCCTACCTGACTGGCCAGCGCGTAGCCGATACGCTCAAGATGGACCAGCGCGACGTGCGGGATGGGTTCCTGCATGTGGCGCAGGGGAAGACTGGCGCCAAGCGCCGCATCGAGGTGACGGGCGATCTAGCGGCACTTCTCGACCGGATCTCAGCGCGCAAGGCTGCCATGGTCGTGCGGTCAACTCGTCTCGTCATTGGCGAGAACGGCCAACCGCTGACCTACAGCATGCTGCAGGGCGCGTTCTACCGGGCTCGCGAGGCGGCAGGGATCGAGCCCAAGGCGTTCCAGTTCCGCGACCTACGGGCCAAGGCTGGCACGGACAAGGCCGATTCTGCGGGGGATATCCGGCAGGCCCAGGCACAGCTTGGGCACACCACCGTTGCGATGACCGAGCACTACGTCCGGCAGCGCCGCGGGGCCAAGGTGACCCCAACGAAGTAG